CACGCTCCCACATGAACCGCGCAAGCTTCAGGCAACTGAGGCGCGATTGGACGCAATCTATCAAGCCGCGCGTAAAGGCTTGAAAGGCGACACGCTGGCGTTGGCTGCGGGTATGCAACCTGCTGAATACCGTCAATTATGCCAATTCGATCCGCTGACGGAAATGGCTGAACTGAAGGGGCGCGCTGACGGCGAAATGGAGATCTCTGGTTTGCTGCACGACGCGGCGCGGAGCGGCGACGCTAAAGCGGCGCTGGCAATCTTGCAGCACACGCATGGCTGGACGGCCAAGCAGGAGATCACTATTGACGTTTACCAAAAGATCAGCATTACTCAAGCGTTGCAAGACGCTCAATCGCGCTTGATTGACCATGACCCTGCGGAGCCCATGTCAAATGGCGTCAACAGCGGTCTCAACAAAGAGTTGATGTATGGCACAACTGCCGATCTATAAATCCAATGAAGAGCAGTTGCTGATGTCGCAGCTATGGTCGCCCGGCATAGCGGACGATCCTGAGAAGTTTGTGCTGTTTGCGTTTCCGTGGGGGCAGCCCAACACGCCGCTGGCAAAGTTTCGGGGGCCGCGCACCTGGCAGCGCATGGTGCTTCGGGAGATCTCGGACCACATCAAGGCCAACAAGGGCCAGCTTCAGATGGACACACTGCGCAAAGCGGTGGCGTCGGGGCGCGGCATCGGCAAGTCGGCGCTGGTCAGTTGGCTGATCCTTTGGATGCTCTCGACGCGCATCGGATCGACCAGCATCATCTCGGCTAACTCGGAAGCGCAGCTCAGGTCCGTGACGTGGGGCGAGCTGACCAAGTGGACGGCCATGATCATCAACTCGCACTGGTGGGAGATCAGCGCGACTAAGCTCATGCCCGCCAAGTGGCTGTGCGAGCTGGTGGAGCGTGACCTGAAGAAGGGAACGCGCTACTGGGCGGCGGAAGGCAAGCTGTGGTCTGAGGAGAACCCCGACAGCTACGCGGGCGTTCACAACCACGACGGGATGCTGTTGATCTTTGACGAGGCAAGCGGCATACCCGATCCAATCTGGGCGGTGGGCGCGGGGTTCTTTACCGAGAACGTGCTGGACCGCTATTGGTTTGCGTTCAGCAACCCCCGGCGTAACCAGGGGTATTTCTTCGAGACCTTCCACTCCAAACGGGCGTTCTGGAACACCACGTCGGTTGACGCGCGGACGGTGGAGGACACCGACAAGCAGGTGTACGACCAGATCATCGCGGAGTACGGCGAGGACAGCGGCGAAGCTCGTGTTGAGGTGTACGGCGAGTTTCCGTCCGTGGGCGATGACCAGTTCATCTGGCCGCTGTTGGTGGACGACGCCATGAAGCGGGAGCGGTACAAGGACATGACCGCGCCCATCGTCATGGGCATCGACCCGGCGCGCGGCGGGGCGGACTCGACCGTCATCGTGGTGCGGCAGGGGCGCGACCTCATCGCCATCAAACGGTACTCGGGCGAGGACACCATGATGATCGTGGGGCGGGTAATTGACGCCATAGAAGAGTACAAACCTACGTTGGCCGTCATCGACGAAGGCGGGCTAGGGTACGGCATCCTTGACCGGCTGAACGAACAGCGGTACAAGGTGAGAGGGGTCAACTTTGGCTGGAAGGCCAAGAACTCCATCATGTGGGGTAACAAGCGCGCCGAGATCTGGGGCGCAATGCGGGACTGGCTCAAGACAGCGTCCATCCCGCTGGATAGGCAACTGAAGTCGGACCTGACCGGCCCGACCAAGAAGCCAAACTCGTCGGGTACTATTTTCCTGGAAGGGAAAAAGGAAATGCGGGCAAGAGGACTGGCCTCACCTGACGCAGCAGACGCGCTGGCGGTGACGTTTGCCTTTCCTGTGGCATCCCGCGCTTACGTTGAAAAGCCCCGCCACTCTTACAGCTCGTCGTCCAACGTCACCAACTCATGGATGGGATCGTAATCATGGCTAATACACAGTCCACTGGTATCGCTTACGCGGACCCCGAATTTACCACTTGCTTTGCCAGCGAGCAGATTGGCTATGCCACAGGCGCGCAGGGCGTTGTTACGCAGCTTACCAGCAAATCTACAGGCGCGACGCTCAACAAGTCGGCTGGACGCATCACTCTAAACAACGAGGCGCTGGCATCCAATACGGCTGCGTCGTTTACGTTGACCAACAACTTGATTAGCGCCAACGACGTGATCATCACCAACGTCAGCGGCGGCGGCACGGCTGGAGCGTACACGACCTATGTGTCAAGCATGACGGCTGGTTCTGCGGTTATTACGTTGCGTAACATGAGCGCCGGTTCGCTGTCTGAGGCGGTCATCATCAACTTTGCGATCATCCACGGGCAGTCGTAATATGCCGCTTAAAAAGTCTCCTACGCCCAAGGCGTTCAAGACCAACGTGGCGGCTGAGATAAAGGCTGGCAAACCGCCCAAACAGGCGGTCGCCATTGCCTACTCCGTCAAACGAGCCGCTGCAAAGCCGTCAAAGGGCAAGTAACATGGATTATTCAGGGGTAGCTGCGGCGGGCCGCGTGTCAAGCGGTGGTGGGTCTCGTAAAAAAGATCCTGCTACCGTTATGGATACAATGCGTAGCCGTCTGACGATGGCTATCGCTGCGTATTCTGAAAGCCGTGAAGATGAGTTGGACGATCTGCGGTTCTTTGCCGGATCGCCCGACAATCAGTGGCAGTGGCCCGCCGACGTGCTGGCTACCCGTGGCTCAGTGCAGGGGCAGACGATCAACGCTCGGCCCTGCCTGACCATCAACAAGCTGCCCCAGCACGTCAGACAGGTAACGAATGATCAGAGACAGAATCGGCCAAGCGGTAAAGTCATTCCTGCTGACGACAAGGCAGACGTGGAAGTCGCTGAAATCTATGATGGTATCGTTCGCCATATTGAGTATATCTCGGACGCAGACGTGGCTTACGATACTGCTTGCGAAAATCAGGTAACGTATGGCGAGGGCTACATCCGGCTGCTCACGGAATATAACGGCGATGACACATTCGATCAAGACATCCGCATCGGGCGCATTCGCAACTCTTTTAGTGTCTATATGGACCCCACCATTCAAGATCCATGTGGATCTGACGCCAAATGGTGCTTTATCACAGAAGATCTCACGAAATCTGAATACGCACGGCTCTTTCCAGACGCCATGCCCATTTCGTCTATCCAGCAGCAAGGCGTTGGCGACGAAAATCTGTCCAACTGGCTAAACGAAGACGTGGTCCGCATTGCGGAGTACTTCTACATTGAATACGAGCCCGCCAAGCTTAACTTGTACCCCGACAACCGCACTGCGTTCGAAGGAAGCCGCGAAGACGCCATGTTCAAGGCGTCTGGATTGGCTCCGCTCAAGAGCCGCCAGGTAGATCGCAAGCGCGTTAAGTGGTGCAAGACCAACGGCTACGAGATGCTGGAGGAAAACGATTGGGCGGGCCAGTGGATTCCGGTCATCCGCGTCGTTGGCAACGAATTTGAAGTTGATGGCCGTCTTTTCGTGTCTGGATTGGTGCGAAACGCCAAAGACGCGCAGCGGATGTACAACTATTGGGTGTCCGCTGAGACCGAGATGCTGGCTTTGGCCCCCAAAGCGCCGTTTATCGGCTATGGAGGCCAGTTTGAAGGTTATGAGCAGCAGTGGAAGACCGCAAACGTCAACAACTGGCCGTATCTGGAAGTTAACCCTGACGTTACGGACGGCCAAGGGGCTGTGTTGCCGCTTCCGCAGCGGTCTCCCCCGCCTATGGCGCAAGTTGGGCTCATACAGGCCAAGGCAGGCGCGTCTGACGACATCAAATCAACCACTGGTCAATACGACAGTAGCTTGGGCGCGACCAGCAACGAGCGGTCGGGCCGAGCGATATTGGCTCGTGAGAAACAGGGCGATACAGGCACATATCACTACGTTGACAACCTTGCCCGCGCCATCCGCTACACGACCCGCCAGATCGTAGACATGATCCCCAAGATCTACGACACCCAGCGCATCGCCCGCATCATCGGTATGGACGGCGAAACGGGCATGGCGAAGATCGACCCGACACAACAAGAGCCGGTCAAGAAGATCGTTAGCCCTGAAAACCCCAACATTGTAATTGAGAAAATCTACAATCCCGGCGTCGGCAAGTACGATGTGTGTGTTACGACCGGGCCGAGCTACATGACCAAGCGCCAGGAAGCTCTTGACTCTATGTCGCAACTTCTTCAGGGCAACCCGGCGCTTTGGGCGGTGGCTGGCGACCTGTTTATCAAGAACATGGATTGGCCTGGCGCGCAGGAAATGTCCAAGCGGTTTGCCAAAACCATCGACCCCAAGCTTTTGGAGACGGACGACAAATCCCCGGCGCTTCAAGCTGCTGAACAGCAGATGCAGGCAATGGGGCAAGAGATGGAAATGATGCACAAGATGCTTCAAAACGTCCATCAGTCCGTTGAAATGCAGGATCTTGAGCGCAAAAACTTTGAGGCAAAGATCAAAGCGTTTGACGCCGAGACCAAACGCATTTCGGCTGTTCAAGCGTCTATGTCCCCTGAGCAGATCCAAGACATTGTCATGGGGACGGTCCACGGTATGATCACTAGCGGCGATCTGGCGGGCGAAATGCCCGGTCAAGAGTTGATGGGCGAGGGCATGGGGCAAGAAATGCCGCAGGGAATGCCCCCTGAAATGCCGCCCCAAGGGATGCCACCGCAGGGAATGCCACAATGAAGAAAGCATCCGATTTTGTAGGGTATCTGTTCCTCGCACGGGACGTAGCCCATTCGGTCCATCTGAATACCCGCAGCTTTGCCAAACACATGGCGTTGCAGGGGTTCTACGATGGCATCGTTGACCTGGCGGACAAGTTTGCCGAAGCGTATCAGGGCCGTCATGGTTTGATTGGCGGCATCAGCCTTCAGACCGCCAAAAAAACTACCAATGTGGTAGAATTTTTGGAAAATCAGCTCGAAGAGATTGAGGGTTGCCGGTATGATGTGGTGTCAGACAAAGACACCGCACTTCAGAACATCATCGACGAAATCGTAGGGTTGTACCTGTCAACGCTCTACAAACTCAAATTTTTGGCGTGAGGTAACAAATGCCTACCGCATCTTACGTTAAATACACCGCCGCAATCGAACCCCTTCTGGAAGGCATCAACGCCGGTACGGATGCGTGGAAAATAGCTTTGGCGTCTACGGTCAACGCTGCGGATACCACGTTTACGGCGGGGACCACGGATCTTGCTACTGGCGGCGGCTACACGGCTGGCGGCAATGCTGCATCCATAACTTCCGCCGCTCAGACTAGCGGCACATACAAACTAGTGCTTGCCAGTCCATCTGTTTGGACCGCCACCGGAGCCGGGTTTACCTTTCGCTACGCCATTCTCTGGGATAGCACTACCAGCACTCCTGTGGCATATTGGGACTATGGTTCCAGTCAGGCTGTTGCGGCTGGTGAGACTGTTACAATCACGCTCGACGCTACCAATGGCGTGTTCCAAGCTACTTGATAGGATAGATCTATGGCCTTCATAACCGCAGATCGTGTCAAAGACACATCAACCACGACCGGCACCGGAAACATTACCGTTTCTGGATCTGCGCCGTTTGGCTATCGTACCTTTTCAACGGTTCTAAGCGTCAGTGACACGTTCTATTATTGCATTCAGGGTCAGGGAACTTCTGAATGGGAAGTGGGGCTTGGAACCTACACTAGTTCTAACCAGTTTGCTCGCACAACCGTGCTGTCGTCTTCGGCTAGCGGTAGCGCGGTGTCGTTCTCATCCGGCACCAAGAGCGTGTTCATCACATTGCCCGCCGCTAAAACATTTCAATTGGACCCTTCACAAGCTCTTACTCCAGGCGCAGTGCTTTACGGAACTGGAAATTCAACCGTAGGATATACCGCTGCGGGTACGGTAGGTCAGATACTTACCTCTAACGCTACTGGCGCTCCTACATGGAACACGGTATCGGGTACAGGAACTGTTACCAGTGTCGCCGTCAGCGGAGGATCTACGGGCCTTACTACTAGTGGCGGCCCAATTACGACATCTGGTACTATAACTCTTGCAGGTACGCTTGCAACGGCAAACGGCGGTACTGGTGGCACAGCAACGCCTACCGCAGGCACCATTCCATACGGGACCGGCACCGCGCTTGCGTATTCGGCTGCGGGCACATCCGGCCAGGTACTTATGTCCGGCGGCGCTGGCGCTCCTACATGGGCCACTGTGACGGGCACCGGCACTGTAACTAGCGTCAACGTTAGCGGGGGCACAACGGGGCTTACATACAGCGGCGGCCCCATCACAGGGTCTGGCACTATCACAATGGCGGGCACGTTGGCTGTTGCCAACGGCGGCACTGGTTTGACTACTAATGGGCCTGTGTTTAGCGCCTATCAATCTACCCTTCAGGCTCTGTCCGCTGCCACAACTACTACTTGTATCTACCAGACAGAAGAATACGATATAGGGGGTTGTTACAACAACACATCCTCAACGGTAACATTGAATGGCCTGTCAGTTCCAGCTTGGTGTTTCTGCCCAAATGTGGCCGGATACTATATGGTAAATTTTGCCATTCGTGCGCCGCAGGTTGGTGAAATCGCCCCATTGATATTTAAGAATGGCGTCTCTTATAAAGGCGGAACAAACGTCGCGACATCTGGCGCTAATAACTTTCAGGGTGCTGCAAACGCAATCGTTTACCTCAATGGGACTGGTGACTATGTTTCTGCGGCTGTTTATTCACAAGGTGCACTTAACACCACAACCGGCATTCAAAATTCCTATTTCCAAGCTTGTATGGTCCGGGGAGCTTAACCATGTCACTCTATGAAAAGATCATCACCTTGCATCCAGAATTGACGCAGGTTGACTTCTCGCCCGTTGGAACTATCCGCCTTCAGAATGACTCTGATGGTCGCGGTGACTATATAGCTGAATGGAGACACCCTACATTGGTGCGTCCCACTGACGAGCAGCTTGCCGCTCTGGAGGCTAAATAATGTCCGGCACACTCAAGGTCACAACCCTTCAGGACGGCGCGTCGTCCACGGCGAACACCGACTACCAGAACCTAATAACCCTCGTCGCCGCTGGCGAGTTGACCATCGCACCGGCTGAAGGTGGCTAATGGCTTTCATAACCGCAGATCGTGTTCTTGATAGCTCCACGTCCACTGGCACGGGGGCTTTTGTTGTGTCTGGTACGCCTGCAACAGGCTATCGGACGTTTTCGGCTGTCATGTCGGTTGGGGACACTTGCTATTATTCAATTCAAGGGCAGACAACGGCTGAGTTTGAAGTGGGGCTTGGCACCTATTCGTCCGCCAACACAATTACCCGTACAACGGTCTACAGCTCTTCTAACTCTGGATCTGCGGTTACATTTTCTGCGGGAACCAAAAACATATTCCTTACGGCAGTCGCGTCTCGGTCGCCACAGTTGGACGCTTCTGGCAATATAACCGCTCTTGGAACGCCCGCATCCGCAACTCTTACCAATGCCACAGGTCTTCCGTTGACCACTGGCGTCACGGGCGTGTTGCCATTTGCTAATGGCGGCATGTTAGCCTTGCAGTCGGTGCAAACTGCCAGTTTTACAGCAGTGTCCGGCAATGCTTATCCTGTTAACACTACATCAGGTGCGGTCACTGTCACGCTTCCTGCAAGCCCGGCTGCTGGCAACATTGTCCAGATCACCGATTATGCGGGAACATGGGCAACAAATAAAATCACCGTGAACCCCAACAGCGGCAAGATAAACGGATCTACCATAAATGCTTTAGTT